AGATAAGAAAGATGGCCGCTAAGGCACATTCATAAAATCAGTTGGTGTAACGTGGTGCTCTTCTTTATTAGGGTGCCACGTTTTTTTATTTTCTTCTGCCGTGCAGTTCTATATAGTCGAAGTAATTCCCGTATCCAAGCCATGCATAGGTCAGGTTGATGGAATCCCCGTTATTATAATATTTCAGCGTTACATCTATTCCGCCTCCCGTATGCGGGCCACTTACATAAAAAATATATCGGTCACAGTTATCTGCTGTATCCTTGTCGTAATAATCAAGTGTGTCTCTCAAAGGTCTTTCTAAAGTGGCATAAGTATAGCCATAAAGGGCTACATAGCCACCTATATAATTTGCTACATCATAAGAGCCTTGGTAATTGTTTGATTTGTAGAAATTCACCTTCATATCCAGGTTCTCAAAAATACCAACTGAGTCAACAAAACTGTCAGCAATCGCAGGCCATGCTGTTGTCCTGTATCTTTGCATGAAGTCACCTCGTCCATTAAATATCCACTCCCCTTCCGGTGAGTGATGTTCATTCTTCGCTTTTTTGCAGCCGTAAGCGCATAATAAGAGTAGTAATAGCGTAATTATTGATAGCTTCATTTTAAAAGGTTAGAGTCTTATTAAATAAGACCCGATTAAATATGCATTGGCTATATCTAATCGGGTTTCAAGATAATTAACTATTCTTTACGCAATTTCTTTTATCTTATTATACATGTCCACTGTTTCTATTAGTCTGTCCGAAAATCTAAAAATATCATCCAGCGATGATAACTCATGTTTAAGTTCCTTTTTTTGATCATCAAATAAAATAATAGACTTTCTATTACCATTAAAATTAAATCTGCAAATGGGTTTACGATTGTTATCATCCAGAAGAATACCAAAATACGATTGTGTATCACGGTGTTTAATTCTATTACTATCAGTTTTCTGTCGTAAAATAGCTTTAACAATCATAAAAGCTTCAAGCTCTTCTTCAGTTGTAATTATTTTACTAGTTTCTTCTTTAGTTTGTTCTTCAACAGCCAGCATAGCTATTTCATTTGTTGCATCAGTTTCTTTAGTAAGCGCCGATTTTAATCTGTCCGTAATAAGGTCACTTACATATTGCTGAAGGGATTTCTTAGTTAAGTGCTCAAATAATTCTAAAACTTTAGATGTAATAATGCTTGGATATACTTTCTTCGCAAAATGTTTGATAAAATCAGCACTAGGATTAGTAAATTCTGCATTTATTAATATCTTTAGTTCATTAGTATACTTTAGTTCACTCGCAGTATTTACTATATTATCAAAATCATAATAAGCCTTATGGAATTTTTTTAATTCCTCAATTTGATTATCTTTAATATCGGTTATATTAAAAACAAAAAAAGGTTTTTCATCCATTTTATTTGGCTCAACTAAATCAGTATAGAACCTGTATTCTATACCGTTAGTAAGTATAGAGAATTTAGCTTTAGATGTGTGAAAGTATCTAAACAGTTGCGATGCGTTATTTATGCTTAATGAAGATAAATGACACTTACACTCTATTAAAATTATAGGCTCACCATCGCGCATTATTGCATAATCTATTTTCTCTCCTTGTTTCGTACCAATATCAGCAACTAGTTCAGGAGTTACTTCAAAGGGATTAAAGACATCGTATCCTAATTCTTTTATAAACGGCATTATGAAAGCATTCTTGGTTGCTTCCTCTGTCTTTACAACGTCTTTTAGCTTCATTACCCTATCGCCTAAAAGTTTTATTTGATCTTTAAAATCCATAATTATTCAATTTAAGTTCAGTGATATTTATAGTTACACGTAAATGTAATAAAAATATAGAAACAGTCAACAGTAATCATTCATACATTCCACGTTTCCGGATGCGCTGCGCTAACATCCGGAATACCCCCACAACGCCACGCAAAAAACCACTATATTAAAAAACCAATAAAAAACACCCTTGATCAGCGCAAACCCTTGCCTGTAGCGGCTGTCAGTTTACATCATACACCGTATCCGGTGTATCATAGTGCGGAAACCGCACTACCATGTGATCCCGTTTTTGCCCATATATCCTTTTGCACAACCTTTGTAGCCCCGCTTACAGCGCAGGCCCACGGTGCCTGATGCATCCGCGGCCCTAAAAACCATAAATTACTATCATCATGAAGAACGAACAGCAGCAGCAGGCCAGGCATTTATTTCTGGATACTAACCTGTCTAAGTCAGAGATAGCCGACAAGGTCGGCGTAGACCGTCGCACTATTCGCATCTGGTCTCAGCAGCACAACTGGGAGAATCTCCGCCGCTCCTCCCGCCACCTGCCGTCCATGGTGGCAGAGAAGTGCTACTATCTCATAGATCAGTTTGCCAGTCACCTGCTGTCCGAAAATAATACCGGCGCATCGCTTAATCATAAAGATGCCAGCGCTATCAATAGTATTGCCTCCGCTATCAAAAAGCTCAAGGCCCGTAGCGCTATCAATGAGAGCATGGAGATGTTCAATTTCTTTATGGAAGATGTAAAGCGCAAGGACGAGAAAATGGCAGAGGCTATATCCCCCTTCATAGAAGATTATTTTGCCAATCGGGAGGCTGTTTCTATTGCCGATTTCCAGCTCTCCGGTTTCGATGCTACCGGCCGCCGCACCTGGGCCGATGAGGAAAAAGAGATCCGCGAGCGTTGGGAGGATGAGAAAGACAATGAGCTGATGCACCAGGAGCTGCATGAGCAGCAAGTAGCCGAAGAGCGACGCCGCAATCCGCCAGAGCCGGAGTATGTGCTGCCATGGAAAAGAAAAGAAAATACACTGTCAGCGCAAGACGCGGACGTAAATACCACCGGCACCCCCTTGCATTCTGTGAGCCCGGGCAATCCCGCAGATCCCCAGCCCCTTATATCTCCTGTACCATCAGTCCCGCATTACTCCACGCCTGGCGCTCCCGGTAGCCCGCTGCTTTACGGGGAACAAATAGACCAGACCCTCGCTCACAGCAATATTGTCCCCCTGCCTGCAATAACCTCCATAGCTGCTACTCCCCCTCCGCTCACAATACCGGCTGCACCGCAGCAGAATCAAAATCCGCATGGGACACAAGAGGGATAAAAATGGGATATTTTTACCCATTAATACATTGATTATCAATAAAAAGCAAAAGATTTTTTTTCTTGCCGCAACATGGGATATTTTGCAGGACACAAGCGAGGCAGTGCTAAAATATATGTTTAGTGAGATTTGCTTATTGCTATTAATATATAACAGGAGCGCAACAGATAAGACAGGAGTTGCATTTATGATCGCCGTAGGGAATACCTTAATGGAAGTTCGGAACTTCCTATCCCGTACACAAAGCATATGCATATAATAAGGAGTAGCGGCAAATCATTTTTATGAGCATTATTACGCTGTTTACCTCCTTATCTTAAACAAAATTCGTCTTCCGTCCCTCCACGCAATACAATTGTTCAGCAATTATCAGTTGCTATGTATTTGTTATGTCAAATTACAGGTTAACTACTGAATTGATTATTATTTTCAATAACTTTGCCAAAAATTCTAATAATAATCATATATGAGCACGATGACTCGTTCAGAAATTGACTTTAAGCTGCCTTACAAGGTAAAGGACATTAGCCTCGCAGAATGGGGCCGTAAAGAAATAAGACTTGCAGAAGCTGAAATGCCGGGCCTGATGGCTATACGTGCTGAGTACGGACCATCGCAGCCGTTGAAGAACGCGCGCATAGCAGGCTGCCTGCACATGACCATACAGACTGCCGTGCTTATAGAAACACTGGTAGCCCTGGGTGCTGAGGTGCGCTGGAGCTCTTGCAATATCTTCTCTACACAGGATCACGCTGCTGCTGCAATAGCTGCCGCAGGTATTGGTGTTTTCGCTTGGAAGGGCCAGAGCCTTACCGATGCTGACTGGTGCATAGAGCAGACCTTATTCTTCGGTAGCGAAGATCGTCCGCTGAATATGATCCTTGATGATGGCGGCGATCTTACCAATATCGTTCTCGATCATTATTCTGAGCTGGTACAGCACATAAAGGGCCTTAGCGAAGAAACGACTACCGGCGTTCACCGCCTCTACGAAAGGATGGCTAAGGGCACACTGCCTATGCCGGCTATCAACGTTAATGACTCTGTTACTAAGTCTAA